GCACGAAGCAGGGCAAAGCGGAATGGGAAGCCTTCAGCGTGGCTGCCACCGGCCGCACCGTGATCAGCAAGGCCGATGCCGACACCGTGATGCGGATGGCGCGCTCGGTGTTCGAGCACCCGGCGGCAGCGATGCTGCTGGGGTTGGCCGGCAAGGCTGAGACCACCTGGATGTGGACCGATGAGGCCAGCGGCCTGGAGTGCAAGTGCCGGCCGGACTGGCTGACCGATGACCACCGGCTGATCGTGGATCTCAAGACCACCGAGGACGCCAGCCCCAAGGGCTTCCAGAAGTCCGTGGCAGCCTGGCGCTACCACGTTCAGAGCAGCTGGTATCTCGACGGCATCGAGCGCGCCAGCGGCACCAGGCCGGATCAGTTCATATTCATCGTGGTGGAGAAGAAGCCGCCCTATGCGGTGGCTGTCTACGCCGCTGATGCAGACATGATTGCTGCCGGCGCCACCCAGGCGCGGCTGGACCTCGACACCTTGGCGATCTGCAAGGCCGCTGATGCGTGGCCGGGGTACAGCGATCAGATCGAGACCATCAGCCTGCCGCCGTGGATGCGGCCGCGGCCTGATGGCACCACACCTCACAATCCACCCGAGATCGAGACCTTCTGACATGACCGAGAGCACAGCACTCACGACCACCAGCCCAGGCGGCTCGGTGTTCAGCGGCATCCAGGCGTTCGAGGATGCCCAGCGCATTGCCAAGGCGCTCGCCAGCAGCACGCTGATCCCGCCGCAATTCCAAGGTCAAAACGGGTTCGCCAACTGCCTGGTAGCGCTGGAGATCGCCAACCGGATGCGGATGAGCCCGTTCCAGGTGATGCAGAACCTGCACATCATCCACGGGCGGCCCAGTTGGAGCAGCCAGTTCATCATCGGCCTGATCAACGGCTGCGGGCGCTTCAGCCCGCTGCGGTACGAGATCAGCGGCAGCGGTGACAGCCTGGCCTGCTACTGCGAGGCCACGGAGCTGGCGAGCGGCAAAGACCTGAAGGGTCCGACCGTGAGCATGGCGATGGCCAAGAAGGAAGGATGGGCGACCAAGAGCGGCAGCAAGTGGCAGACGATGCCCGGGCTGATGATCCGATACCGGGCCGCGGCCTTCTGGGGGCGTCTTTACATCCCCGAGCTGCTGGTGGGCATCCAGACGCAGGAGGAGGTGCTGGACGTGGAGCCGGTGACGATCAGCGAGACACCAGCCGCGAGCGTGCAGGACCTGAACGAGAAGATTACGAAGCAGAAGCCGGCTGCTCAACTGGCCAAACAAGAAGTAGTGGAGGAGGTAGTGTTTGATGACGAAATCTTCTGAGGCTGGTTATCTCCAGCCGCGTGAGCTTGCTGAGCGTTGGCGCGGTGTCGTCACGCTGAGCACGCTCGACAACTGGCGCAGCCAGAACCGTGGACCGCGTTTCGTCAAGATTGGCGGCCGCGTCCTTTATCCCGTTGCAGAGGTTGAAGCCTACGAGCTTCGAAACCTGCGCGGGATGCCCAACACACCTCCTAACCAACCGAGACCATGAGCTTCAAGCTGAACCTGAGCATTTTCAAGAGCACCAAGCCTGAGTCGAAAATCGACTTCTCCGGAATGATGAACATCAAGGTGGAGGAGCTTGATGCGCTCTGCCGCTATGTGATCAGTCAGACCCCGGACCAGTACGGCAGCGTTCAGGTGCCGATCACTGGTTGGAAGAAGACCAGCAAGAGCGGCCTGGCCTATGTGAGCGCCGTGGCACAGCCACCGCGTGACTACATCGACCAGGCAGTGCATAATTTAGCTGCCGCTACCGGCGGTGCTGTCTCTGAGTTGGAAGACGACGTCTTCTGACAACAAAAAGGGGGCAGCTGACACTGCCCCCCAACACTCCACTGAACCAACTTAAGCCATGAGGACCCAGACCGTTCTCGTCACGCCTGCGATGGCGCGCGAGATGCTCCAGAAGAACCCACGCAACCGCAGCTTACGCCGCAGCAACGTCCGCTACCTGGCCACCGAGCTGAGATCGGGCCGTTGGCGCCTGACCCACCAGGGCGTTGCCGTCGCCACCGATGGCACGCTGCTGGATGGCCAGCACCGGCTCAACGCCATCATCGAGGCTGACATCTCGGCGCTAATCAACGTCAGTTTCGACTGCGACCCTGAGCTGTTCACGGTGATCGACACCGGCTCGGCCCGCACTACCGCTGATGTGCTGCGCACAGCCGGCGCCGTCAGCCAGCACGAAGCGACCATCGCAGCCACCGCCAAGCTGGTGTACCTGTACCGCAACGCGCCGAATGTGACCTGGACGGGCGAGGTGTCCCGCCTGTCGTCGTCGCTGCTGCTGGCGGAGCACCAGCGCAATCCTGACCTCTACCTGTGGGCCGTGCGGCTGGCGCACCGGGCGCGCAAGGACTTCAACGCGCTGAGCCTCAAGTCAGCCACCGCGGCGTTCGCGTTCCTGGCGCTCGACGAAAGCGGCAACAGCGGCTTGAAGCACACCGAGGTCGAGGAGTTCGTGATGAGCGTGGCCAGCGGCGCCAACCTGGCGAAAGGCGATGCTCGGATGACATTCCGCCAGCAGCTGATCAACGGCTGGGCACCGAGCGGCGGCGGCCGCGGCTCTCAAGTGTGGCTGGCCTGCTGGCTGCGGCTGTTCAACTTGTATCTGAGCGGCACGCCGCTGAAGATCTTCAAGACACCAGCCATCACGCCGATGCCCAAGCTGATGTTTTGAGTTACATCAGCTCCAGCTCCAGGCGGGCGATCTCATTGACCGCTGCCTGGAGCATCTCCTGCTGGTGGTAACACTGCTTGAGGAGCTTGGCAGCTAGCGGGCCGAGATCAGGGTGCCGCTGGATGTCACGGCATTGTTTCTCGATGAGGAACTGTTTTTCAGGCGGTATTTCGACCGCCATCCATTGACCGAAATCCATTGTTCTGGGGCGGACAGCCCCATGATGCCCATGCAATGTCCGAAGTGCAGTTACGACATTCACCGAATCCGCCAGGTGAACAGCCTGGATCCTGAGCGGATTGTGCGCCAGCGTGAGTGCACGGAATGCGGCCATCGCTGGTTCACGGTGGAGCTGCAGGTGACGCCCTATGCGCTGTATTGGCAGCGGGTTGGGCATGGTACGAGCGGCAAGCCCCAGGTGCGTGAGGACGCGGTGGTGAAGCTGGCGGTGGACCTGGGCGTTGAGAAAAGTTAACGCCCTCATTGCCGGCACCGCCGGTGGTGCTGCATACTTAGCTCACCGGGGCCGAGCGCCCCACCCGGCAGCCCAGAGGCTGCGCTGAACATGACCACCCCCACCGCGGTTCTCAGCACCATCCCGGCTCTCGCCCGGATGCCTCGCAAGGAGGCCGAGCGTGGCATGACTCAGCTCGGCTTCTTGGGCAACATCAGCAGCGATTTCACCGTGTCGCTGCTGGCCCAGGGCGTCTTCTACGCCGACACCACCGGCCGCACCACCGGCACCGTGGCCATGGCGCTGCGCCGCTCCACTCCCTGGCAGGCTGCTCAGCTGATCGCCGCCATGCTGCGCGATGGCCTGACCCTCCAGTGCGAAGTGCCGGCCTGGCTCAACGAGCACGCCCTTGAGGTGCTCGCCTGAGCCCTCCGGGGCTCTCCACCTACCTTCACCACCATGACTTCACCCTCCGACGCCCACGCCGCCTTTGAGCGGCGCCACGCCCAGATGCGCCAGAACGCTGGCGACTGGCTCCTCAAGAACCGCAACGCCCTTCAGCTCTGCCAGTCCGTGCTGATCGACAAGTGGTACAGCACGTTTGACGAGATCCATGAGCAGGAGAACCACAGCGACGAACTCTGTGCGTTCCTCTCTGAGATCGAAGACGCTGTTGACCTGCTCGGCAGCGTCGTTGCCGATCTCCGCCAGCAGCGGTTCTGGCCTGAGCCGGAACAGACCCTCAAGCCCGCCAACGACACCGAGGTGACCCAGTGATCAACCGCATCAACAACGCCATTTGCTTCCTGGTCGTCGCGGCTGTGTTCGCCATGATCGGCCTCGAAGCTGGCAACCAGCCCGGCATGACTCACAGCGGCACTCAGCTGGAGGTGCGCCGGTGACCACTCCACGCCGCTTCTACTTCACGATCAAGTCCGCAAACGTTTGTGAATGCGTGTTGGCCCACAGCCTGACGGAGGCCAAACTGATCGCCGCCGATCACTGGCTTCCTTGGTGGAACGAACTGGAATGGCTGAATCCCGAGTCCACCTCTGACCCGAACGTCCATGCATGATCTACCAGCCGGTTCAATGCTGCCCTGGCAGTGGGCAGAGGATGGGCCAACCAGCCAACACGGCGACGGCATCAGCCGGCCGCGGCCCAAGGCGCGCACCCGCGAGTATCGCCTGATCGTCTATCCGCAGGGCGCCAAGCCCATGACGTGGACCACGCAGGCCGAGAGCAAGCGCCACGCGATCCGGTACGCCGAGAACCGCTGGCCGAACGCCACGGTGGAGGTGGCGTGAACTGCTACCGCGTCACCCTGGCGACCGACCAGGTCGAGCTGCTGGCGCCGAACGCCGCCACCGCTGCGCTGAGCGCGATGGAGCTGTACCCAGGCCAGCAGGTGCTCGGCATCGAGCTGGAGCCCGAGTGGACCGACGACGACGATCACCCATCACTAACCGCTGCAGAGCGGAACCCGAGCCTGCGATGACTGAACGCTATCCCGACAAGCCAGCTGGCCTCAGCCCGACGCTGAAGGCTCGCCAGGACTTCATTCGCGTCGATCGACACGGCGGCCAAATCGGAAACATCAGCTGGACCTTTGGCGACCCTGCAGGCGTGGAACTGGCCATGCCTCAGGAAGACGGTTCGATCTGGCCGGTCTGTTTCTTTGGGACGTGCCGGTGGAGCCGTTACGGCTGGTCGATTGCTGCCTGGACTGACGACGTGGCTTGGGTTGCTCAGGCCGCCGTCCGCCGCGCTCGCTACTGGCAACTGGAGGGTGGGCGATGATTGACCACAAGGCAACGCCCGCACAGTGGGCAGATGTTGAAGATTGGGCCGCCAATAATGGCACCAGCCACGCCTGCCTCTTAGAGCTTCGCGCTAGGGTCGAAATGCTGGAGGCTGCAGCTCACAAGCACATTGTCGAAACCAGTGCCAACATTTTGGCCTTGGCAAGCCGAGTTGAGGCGCTGGAAGCCAGCAAGCGTCCAGCGTCGAAGGTCTACGAGATCAATGAACCGCTGAAGTTGACACCCGAGCAGGCGCAACAGGTCAGGGATCTCCTTGCGCCAGAGCCGCGACGTAACTATCCGGCCAAACCAGATAGTTCGTTGGTAGAGCGGATAGCAACAGCGATTGCTCTGGTGGATGAAGAGCATTACTGGCCGGAGGCAAGGGATGCAGTCGAGACCGACATGGCCCGCGCCGCGATCCGCGAGGTGGCGGCGTGGTTGGACGAAAACACCGGCGGTGATGCCGCCTGGATGCTGACGCGGGAGGCCGACCGTGGCTGACCTCTCCCCCGCCGCGCAAGCTGTGCTGGATGGGTTTCGCGCTGTGCCAACTCTTATGGATGGGCCGTCTATTGCCGGCGCCCTCCGCGCTGCTGCGGATCAGGTGGTGCCGACAGAAATGGATCTGCCTCCCATTGCGCCTGATCTTGGGCACTTTCGACAACACGAGCGCCGGCTAACCCGCCAGCGTCTCCTCGCCATCGCCGCCGAGCTGGAGGGCGGCCAATGACCGACCACATCCGCGCCAAGCTCGAGCAGCTGATCTCGGACTCGAGCATGTTCAACGCCGGCCAGCTCGAGGAGCGCCGGCGGCTGCAGCTCCTGATTGACTGCCGCATTGATGGACTGCGCAGCGGCCCTACCGTGCCGCAGGTGAGCGCCGTGTGCGCTGAACTGCTCAGGATCCGCCAAGCCCTCGACCCATGCTGAACCGCGTCAAACTCGACCAGCAGCGCGCCGACATGATGGAGGCGCTGTATCAACGCAGTGGCCGTCAGGAGTTGCCGTATGGCCATCCACTGCGTGGCACTGTGACGGGACTGTGGCAGGAGTTCGCTCGTGACATGGCCAGCAATTTCCGCGACACCAGTTATGAGGAGATCTTCAAGCGGGTGGTGAAGGCGATGGATGAGACCGAATCGATAATGACCGAGAAACAAGCGCAGCAGGCCATTGAGGTTTGCCGCCAGCAGCTGCTGGGGGACAAATGGTCATAGCCGCCAGAATCCGTAACCGGACGCTCAACATCCGCGTGACGGACGAGGAAATAGCTATGGCTAGGAAGATCGGCAACGGCAACGCCAGCCATGGCTACCGCTTGGCTATCCGCTGGATGGCCGATCGTTCTATCAGCGGCATCCCGCTCAGCACCATGTTGCGAGCAGCTGCTGAGATGGCTGCCGACCTTGAACGCACACCTAAGAGAGGAGCACCATCCCGTGTCTGACCTGATCAACCATCCCCCGCACTATCAAGCCGGCACCGTCGAGGCCATCGACTTTATCGAGTCGGTGATCACCGATGCGCCCCACATGACCTTGGCCTACCTGCAAGGCCAGGCGCTCAAATACATGATCCGCATGTGGCTCAAGGGCAACGCGCTCGAAGATGCCCGCAAGGCGGAGTGGTATCTGAACCGACTTATCGCCAAACTGGAGCAATGTTTTACCTCCCAGGACTGACACTGATCGAGCGGCTGGCGCTGCGGATCTTGTGCCGCAGCCCACGCACCAGCTTGGTGGTGGTGAAGGAGCGCGACTTCCCGGCGGTGTTTGTCGCCGCTGATCCGAGCGATGCCACGGCAGGCTTTGTCACCGATGGCCAGCCGGAACCGGCTTCGATGCAGCTGGAGCGGATCTACCACCAGCCGAGCTACGGCGAGGAAGAATGATCAGCCTGTACGCCGGCCGACTGTTGCTGGTGTGCAGCCGAGCTGATCGAACCTGGCACGCGCGTGTGGTGCTTGGCCCACGGGCTGAGCACCAGCTGGAAGCTGACACCGGCACGGTGCAACTGCAGGAGGCGCTGCTGCGGGCCCAGTCGATTTTCCGGGCCGCGGTGGTGCAGCTGCGGCCAGACAGCAGCCGGATGTGCTGGGACTGCCTGCAGTGGGACATGCGCGTGCAGAGCTGCGCGTTGAACCTGCCAGAGGCGAAGCGCAGTGGCGGGCGATACGCGCCACGGTGCGAAATGTTCGAGCCGGCGATCCGCTCGGCAAACTGAAGGTGGCCGCCAGGGTGCCGTGTCGAAACGGGAGTGGAGCACGCCTGTTCGGGCCGACTGGTGCCCGCTGATCCACCAGGCGTTGCAGGGCATAGATCGCCACAACATGCTGTGGATCAGCTCCGGTGACCGCTGGCACCTCCAGCAAGCGCAGGTGCTGCGCGAGTATGTGAAAGGGCTCAAGACCTGGATCCACCAGCAGGAGGGGCGGTGATGTTCGGACCTGAAGTGATCAGCCGCACCGACCGCGATGGCGGCTACATCGAGGTGCTGCTGCCGGTGAAGGGTGAGGTGTATTACCGCAGCTGCGTTGGTGGGATCTGCCGGTACAGCTCGGACTTGTTCCAGGCTGAGATCTACCTGAACCAGATGCTGCAGCCATGAAGTATCCCCCGGTCGTGATCTTCGGGCTCACCTGGTTAGGCGGCATGCTGCTCGCCACCATCTGGATGACGATGTTCTGAACCGCCGGTGATCCACCTGGCGATGGCCCATTCACCCAGGGCCGACCAGAACGGCTGCTGGCGGTACCAGTCCACCCAGGGCTTGTGGCCTTTCTGGCTGTTGCACATCAGGCAACAGCTGACCAGGTTCTCGCGGACGGTCAGGCCGCCATGGACTTTGGGCACCACATGATCGAGGGTGGGGCTGCGGCCCAGGCTGTCGCCGCAGTAGGCGCACTGGTAGTTCCAGGCGAGGTGGATCTGATCGCGTGCGGTCCGGCGGGTGACCAGGCGCGTCTCGTCAATGTGGGTTTGATCCACTGAGATCCGGCGGCAGGGGGACGGCGTTCACCTCGATGTCGAGGATGTCTTCATCGGAGGGGATGAACTCAGCCAGGTGTGCGTAGATGTCAGCTGGCAGGTCGTCGGGGTCGGTGTCGGATCGGATGATGAGCTTGGCGGAGATCTCTAGGTAGAACGCCCGCATGGGCTGGCCGCCGCTTGGCTCACGGTAGCGACGGCAACCAGGGTTGAGAAATACAACGGCACATCCCCCGATAGCACCGCCGGTGGTGCATACTTAGTTCACCGGGGGCGCCGCTCCCACCGCTCTCCGATCCATGACCACCTTCGCTGTCCACGGCACCACCCGCGACCTGGTCGAGGCCCGCTTCACGGTTCACTTCCCCGCCGGCTTCACCCTGTTTTCTATGGGCGGCATCACCAGCATGGATTTTGAGGTTCAAGTCCGCGAGGAAGTACCTTTCCGCCGCTGCGCCCAGATCAGCTCCGATCTCAAAAACTGGGGCGCCAAAGTTGTGATCGTCGATTACTGCTGATCCGGGCCGCCGGCCCACCTCACATCTCTCCACCATGACCTACTCCACCATCACCGCAGGCCTCCAGCAGCTGGCCGCCAGCTTCAGCCCTGATGGCCGCAAGTGCAACGTCGAGCGCTGGCAGGACCTGATCCGCGTGCTCCACGATGAGGAGCTGCCGAACGACTGGCGCTTCGAGACCACCTGCGCCCTGGCCCACAGCTTCCTGGAGTGCGCCGAGGAAGCCCCCGACACCACCTGGACCGCCATCGAGTTCCAGGATGTTGCCGGCGAAGTAGCCGACCGCCTGGCCGATGTCTACAACAGCCGGCTGCTCAGCTGGGTGGCTGAGGTGCCCAGCCGCGCTGAGTTCACCGACCCCGACCACTGGTCTTTTGACGACGCCGCTGACATCATCGAGCGTGTGCGTGCCCGCCAGTACGAGGTCATCGAAGAAATGGCCTGGCACATGATCAGCTACCTCGACGAAAACATCACCGAATGACCTACATCTTGCGCATCGGCCCGTGGCACGTCGGGCCGTTCACCACACACATCAGCGCCCAGCACTTTGCCGAAACTCATGGGTGCGATGACTACACCCTCATCCCGGTCGATGATCCTGCCGAAGCTCCTGGTATGGTCCGCCGGCAACGGATGGCTCCGCTGAAGCATCCGATGGAGCGCAAATAAAAAGCCCCGGCTGGCTGACAGACCGGGGCTCGGGCTCTCCACGGTGGCAGGTTAGCCCTTGCTGGCGGTTACGGCGAGATCCGCGTTGTAACGGCCAACTTCGGCATAGCTGCGCTCCGGTAGCCCAGCGGTGCAGATGAACAGCATCTGGCCGATCTTCATGTTCGGCCACAGCGGTAGCGGGTGCAGGCGCCGCGCGTTCTTCAACTCCAGCGTCAACCGCGAGCCGTACCAGCCGCAATCAGCAAAGCCCGCGTGGCTGTGCTCATAGCCCTCGCGCGCGCGGCTGGACTTGAGGAAGAACAGCCCGCAGACGTGATCGGGCATGCAGAAGATCTCGCGGGTCTCTGCCAGGCAGAACTCACCGGGCTGCAGCCAGTAGGGGTCCTCGGCGGTGTGGCCCGTGATGCCGACGATCTGCAGCTCAGGGTGCTCGGCCACCTCGATCATGATCCGATCGCCCAGCGTCAGATCCAGGCTGGCAGGGTTGATCAGATCGGGGTTGAAAGGGTTGACCATCGCGTGCTGCTCGCACAGGCGACGGATCTCATGGTCAGGAAGGATCACGCAGGTTCAGTAGTCCCAGCGCACCCTAGGCCCGCCTTTGCGGATGCCTAGATGCACGAAGCCACGCTGGGCACCGTACCCGAGGCTGTGCGGCCAGGTCTTATCGCACCAGTCCTGCACCGCGTGGATGTCGGCGCCGTCGATGAAAAAGTCCACCGCACCGACGCCGATGCCGTCGTAGAGGTGCTCGGAACTGCTGGCACCGCCCACCAGCTTGTTGATGGCCGTGGGCCGGTATCCGCTTGTAATCACCACCGGCTTGCCGCCGAACTGCGCGCGGGCCTTCTCCAGGAACTGGGCCAGCTTCAGCGCCGTATCGCACTGGTACTGATGATCGAAGCGCCGCGCCTCCTGGTTCAGCGCAAACTCGCCGTAGGTGACGTGCGGGGTGATTTTGTGGCTGAAGGGGCTCTCGGGCGTGAACATCGCCTCGATGGGTCCGGTGGTCTGCCGTTCACGGCCCCAGAGATCACCTTCAGCGATCCGGCGGCGCTTCAGGCCAGCCTCCACGTTGCTGCCGGGATTGCGGTACAGCAGCAGGGCATCAGGCACGCCGGCCCAGTCTTTCTCGCGCAGGCGCTTGCTGATGGTCTCAAAGCCCTTGGCGCCGTAGAAACCTGAGCCGAGGTTATAGGCGAAGCTGATCAGCGCGCACTTCTGCTGGTCGCTCATCTCCACCCAGTACGGCACGGTGGCGCGCAGCTTGTCCGCAATCTTGTCCACCGCCAGCCGCAGGAGCATGTCAGCTTCCACCGCGTTGGTTTGGTCGCCTTTGCGAACGGGCCGGCCATCGGTGTAGCGCGTGGTGCCCCAGCCGATCGTCCAGGGCTCACCACCGCTGAGCGGGTCAGGGTAGGCGGAGAGATGCACACCCTCGAACTGCTTGATCAGGTTGATGCCAGCCGATAGATCGACCTGCTTGCCATCCTGCGACCAAGCCTCGAACCACGGCCGATCACGCCGCATTGCCTCCTGGTAGCCATTGGCGGCAAGGTCTTGCTCGAGCAAGCTGATCGCCGCGGCCTGATGGGGGAGTCCCTTGTAGTACCGGAACAGAGTCTGCAGTGTGATCGGCGCCGTGTTGGCCATGATCAGCGGCGCTTAGGGAACAGAACACGCAGCGCTTGAAGGAGGAGCTGGATCCAGCTATTGGATTTCAGCGGGGAGACGGCGATGATCTCGGAGCCGGCGGCCACGATGATCGCGATGATCGCAATGGTTTCAGGGGACATAGCAGCAGTGCCTGAATCTCTAAGTTACTGCTGAAGCTCCAGTGCGCGCACGCGTTTGTCCAGGTCGGACAGTTCGTTGCGTGCGTCAATCTTCAGCTCTTCAATCGATTTGGCCATCTGCACCACAGTGGCCTCGATCCGTGCGGACTGGATCTGCATCGAGATCAGCAGACCACCGATGGCGATCATGCCAGTAGCTAAGACGGTGGGCAGCGAGGCGGAGAAGACGCCACCTACGCTCTGTGGTTCTTCAGCCATCGCTGTGGCGACTTCCATCCCATCCATCGTAGCGATCGAACGGGTCCGGCCTCCCCTGCAGGATGACCACCGCACGGCGATAGTAATGATTGTCCGTCTTCCCGACACGCTCGAGGTGGTCGCGAATCTTGCGCCAATTCTCGAGCGTATCGCGATCCATTAGCGGCCTTGCCCTCTGAGCGGCTTGCGGCCGCGGCGCCGTGGGCGGGACTGTTGGCCGTACCCTTGGCGTGTGGTCTTCGGGGGACCGGGCTGATGCTCGATACGAGCGGTGCCGGTCTTGGACTTGACGGCCATTACTCAGCTACCTCGTCTTCAACAACAGGCACGGGGGCGTAAGGATCCACAGGCCAAGCGGGGTAATCGGCGCCAGTGATGTAAGCAGCCAGTGCGTCGGTGTCGGCGGTTTGACCGATTTCGTAGACCTTGCTGCCAGCAGCCAAGCGGATTTCTTCGCGCCAGGTCTTCAGCACGGGGTCGGCGGCTTTGCCGTTATCGGCCTCGCGGATGATGATCCAGTCGGTGGGGGACAGCAGGCTGTTGGCGGT